CTTTAATTTTTTCAAGATATATATGTTTTCTTGGATATATACCACAAGCCACATCTTTTTCCGCACAAACCAATCTCTCTATGTTTTGCCAAGTAAAACCAATATCTGCATCTATAAACAAAAGATGTGTAGCAACAAAATCTTGTTGATCAAACATCATAGATACGATCGTATTTCTTGCTCTGGTAATTAAACTTTCATTACCCATGGTTTGTATGCGCAAATGTACATTGTTTGCTACAGACCATTGTTGTAAATCCAATAACCCATGAAGTGTGCTTTCTGTCAGCATCCCTCCGTACATAGGCATTCCTAAAAATATTTTAAAGTTTTTATCTTTTATTTCTTCCGGTTTAATCATTTCTGTGTCCTCTCACTTTTTGAAAATTAATATTAAATGAAATAATTGTTTTTCTTTTGTCTGATAAATTTTTAATTGCTTTGTGAACGACAAAACTAGGAAATAATAATATGTCTCCTTCTTTAACATTAAATTTATTAACCTCATTCATATTATTAGGATTGCAATATTCTGTAGTAGGAGTTCCTACTGGTAACTCTAAATAATACACTCCTGTGTAATTGTCAGCATGAATATGCCAACCATGAGTTCCATTTTGCAAATATTGTTGAAACCATAAAAATATTACTTCATGGTTTGAAAACCCTATTTGTTGTATCATTGTTTGAATATTTTTATGTAATAAGGGTAAGAACCTCTTTACCCACTCTCTATCAAATTTAGTTCGATGATTCCAATCAAGTCTTGATATTCTATCCCCTTTTTTTTCATCATTAGATATTGAAGATTCTGCTGGTGAATTATTTATTAAATTCAAAATATCTTCTTTTATAATAGAGTGTTCTTCAAAAGAAGAAATCAAATAAGGAACTTTAAGATAATCTATTACCATGTTGTTTTAATGAATCTTGAAATTCATCGGCCTCTTTTTTAATTTGGTCACTCTCATTTAAAAAGTTAAAAGCTACTGATATTCTGTCTTCTGTGCATTCTTCTACCTTATGATAAATATAACTAGGAAAAAAAATAAACAATCCTTTTTTTTCATTTATTTTGTGTATGCTTTCTTCAGTCATAAACTCTTTAAAATAGCCATGTATTTCTAATGGATTAATAAATTTTAAATTAGATTCTTTTGTTTTTGTAATAAGAACACCACAAAAATCTGCAAAATAATGATGATGAGGAACAGCCTGATCATTTTTTTGATAAAAATTTATCCAAGCTTCTCTAGCAGTCCAATTGTTCCATTTAAAATTTTGAGATTTACCGATTGAAGGTAATACTTTTTCACAAGCAAAATCAGATAATTCTTTGATAACAGGGTATCTTAATCCATTCCAATTAGAAGTTTTAGCCTTTACATTTTTTAAGCCAGATGCCCATTCATCACAATCTTTTTTAACTATGTCATTTACAGCTTCACAATAATGATCGTCTACAAAAAAAGAAAATACATCAGAATTAAACCACGAGTTTCTTTGTAGTTCTATTTTCATTAATATTAAGTTTTAGCTGCACCTAACAGATTACGTTTATCATATTTGTTATCTTTGTAATCTCCATTTTGATCAACATAATGAAGAAACACTGTAGTAAAGTGATCGTGATTGCAAACCTCTCTCCAATGAATTTTATCCATACCTTGAAATATTACAGCGTTGTTTGGTAACATGGGGAACTTATGATCAATTCTATACCTAGCTAGTTCTCTTTGTTCATTGTAATATTTGTAATCCGAAGTTTCATCTTCTTCTCCAATAAATATTTCATAGGGTTTGCTTATAGGATCTGCACCTAGACACAAAGCTACTGTAAATTCACAAGAAGGTCTATCAGTGTGTACTTTTAAATCAGACCCTTTATCATAAATTCTTAGAAAAGAATATGTAGGAAAAAGTTTTTTACCAACATTTTGTTCAACAACAGGAGTGCTTGCCTCCATTATTGTTTCCATTAAAAAGTCGCTATATTCACTTATAAGTGAATTAGCCTGTGTATCCATATTTATTTTTCTATGATTCGAATATTTTATCATAGTGTAAGAATAACAAATGTTAAGAATCTGATCAGGTAAAAATTTATCTATAAAAATAGGATTCATTATAATACCCATCCTATCAGGGCATATCGAGTACCAGTTAATACCTTATTGACTTGATGTGGAAAAATAAAGTTAGAAGGGAAGATTACTGCGTCACCGACATTTTGTGGTACGACATATCTTCCATCTTTGCAATCAAAAACAAATTCACCACCCGTATATTCATTATTTAAACATATTGAAATTGAAAGACACCTTTCCATACACTTTGGGCCAAAATCGCAATGAAAATTGTATCCCGCCTCAAATTCATTAGCTTCATATTTAAGTAAATCTAGTTGTGTTATATCCTCAATGTTTACATCGAATTTTTTTTTATATTGAGTTACACATTCAAATATTTTTTCTTTTGTAGCATTCAGACAAATGGTTTCTCCAAATGACTTTGTATTCATTAAATTTCTAGTTAGACAATTTCTAATATTTTTATTTACGCCCAAACCTGTAGTTTTAGCTTCTTTATAGTTGTTATCAAAATATTTGATTATTTTATCGCAAATAGTCTTAGGGATTACTTTTTTTATTTCTAAAATATATTCTTTCATTTTTATTTATACACAGAAAACTTTAGTAAGTAATACTGTGTGCAGAAAGGTAAGTTGTTCTTTCTGAATCGGCGTGTGTTGTTGCTTTGGATTTATCTTCAACAAAATCTGCTTCGGCGTTTCCACCGTTAGTCCAAGTTGTAAGTTGAGCAGCAACATTAGTATTGTAAGCTGTTTTCCAAGTATCTTCAGCTTCACATCTTATGACAACATTTGTTGCCCATTGAGGAAAAGAAGATAGAGCTAAGTTGTCTCTAGTATCAACATATTCTATTTCACCAGAATTTGTTGTAGCATCCCATTGTAAAGCATGAATACTATTGTCTATTTCAGTATGAGATCTTAAATTGTAATAAACAGAATCATCTAGATAAACATCAGACTCAGTATTACCTGTGCCTTTAGCAGGACCATTGCCATTAAGGTTTCCAGCCGCATCAAAAATGATTGTTACTTTTGAATTTACTGTTGTGTTATTTACGGTTGTTGCCATCTTTTTTTACCTTTTTTGTTGTTGCCTTTTTAGGCTTCTTCTTAACTTTTATCTTATTATTGCTTAATTGTCTAACAGTTTTCTGTTCTAATGATTCGTCATTATTTTCTATTGCTTTTTGATGATCACCTATTAATTCAAATATAGAAGTGGCGGTGCTCATTGCTTTTTTAGCATCTCCACTTTGTGCTAAAACCTTTGTCATAATATTATTTGACTGAACCATTTCATTTCTAAACGATTCTGTCGCTGCTTGAACTCCCATTGTATTTTTACTATTTTCAACTAATAGCAAAGGCAACCAAGCTATAGAACAACCCCACTCTTGAACATCTAATCCTGTTTGAGGATGCTTACCTTGAAGCATATTGTACCAAACACACCTATGTTTTATGCATTTTTTCTTTAAAAGAGGACACGTTCCATCAGGGTCAAATATAGGCATTATTTTTCTTCTTCCATAAAACAATTTACCGTCACTCTAAAACTAGATTTTTTTGAGTAAATTGCTTGAAGGCAAGAATGAAGATGATTAGAGGGAAATAAAATCGCCCTGTTTTCCATAAAACCGACACTAACTGAAAGTTCATCATTATTATAAAAACCTGTTCCATTTTGTATGCCCTGAACACCACTGATATAAATTAAACAATTTGTATCATGCCCATCTGTATCTAAATGAGGATTCATTCTTTCGTCTTTTCTTTCGTGTAAACACATCGAATTAATTTTAAATTTTTTTTTAAAGGTAACTTCTATATTTTTTTTGATCATGTCGTATATATCTTTATGAGATGTACCAAAATCATTACTTCTATTACCTTGCCAATAGATTTTTTTATTAGTTGATCTCTCCCAATCTTCATTACTATATACAGGAACTTTTTGAAGAATTTTTTTTATTTCATCTAAATCGGAAAAAAAATTATCTTTTACGATTATCACTAATCTTTGGCAGCGATAATCACATTTGCATATTTTACGTCTGCGGCAGGAATAGTAACTGCAGCAGTTGCACTTGAAAGAGAGCCACTGAATGGGTGACTATGAGATCCACCACCACCTGCTGAACTTGTTGGGACATCTTCAATAACAGCTCCTTGTGACTGAGCTTCTGAAAAAGGGTTTCCTCTGTAAGCACCTTCTTCTAACTGTGCTGCAATACTAAGATAAGATTGATTTGGAGCACTTTTAAGACTCTGTGGTGGATTGCTCTGTATGAAATTTCTACCGTGTGTATGTGAAGATATTTCTGGAGTTGATAAAGTATGCCCACCTACAGTTCCTGCTACACTACCTGTAACAGTTGCGTCAGGTTGCGTTTTATTTGTAGTAGCTAAAAAAGATGAAAAGTAAGCTGTCGAACCACCTGTACCAGCACCTGAACCTGTAACGATTGACATTACGGCTTCGTTAAGTGCAGCAGTTGTATCTTTGGTCCAACCTGTTGGAGCAGAGGCTTGATAAAAAACCATTTTTGTTCCTGAAGGTATAGCTCCACCAATTCCTGTTAAATTAGAACCATCACCTGTAAATGTTGTAGCAGTTACGGCTCCATTATCTCTAAGAATAATTTGTCCTGATGAACCAGCAGTTACAGCTCCTTTAAAAGTTGTAGCTCCTAATTTGTCAACAGCGTTATACATTTTAAAATTAGAAGAACCGTCATTATAAATATGTGAGTATGCACCTTGTGCTATTTGTATACCGTTAGCAGTGTGTCCAGTTGCTGCTATTGTTAAAGTTTGTGAACCTGTCGTATTATTAAAAAATACATATTCACCTTCAGTGGCTGGGACAAATACAACAATATCTCCTGTCAAAGCTCCTGTAAGTTCAATTACTTTATTAGAAGACTCAGCAGTTGGATCTGCATCAGCTGTAGACAAGGTAATATTGGCTGAACCTGCTACAGATTTAGCTATATAGCCTCCTCCAAAAGCGTCTAAAACATCTAAGTTATTGTTTGTTCTAGTTCCCCAGGTATTGGCGTTAGCCCCTGTTTCCATCTTCTCTAATTTGAATCTACTTGTAAATGTACTGGCCATGTTTTTACCTCTCTAAAATATATCCTTTTTTGTTATTCAAGCAACACCTTTTATGCTGCGTCTACTTCTGTCCAGGTATTACTTGCACCGGTTACCACATTAGCCCAAGGTGTAGCAAAAGGGTTTCCTGTAACTATTGATAAATCTAAACCTGTCACATTGACTAAGGCTCCACTTGTAATTGAAGCAGTTCCTGCAGCAAAACTCATGGATACACCCGTAGCACTAACTATTACACCTGTTCCCCCTGTTGCTGTTGCAGTTCCTGCAGCAAAACTTGTCGATAGACTGCCTAGGGTTACTACAATATCAATAGCAGCCACTGCTGTTCCTAAAGCAGAGGACATACTTACACCAGTGAGATTAACGTCTAATGACCCTTCTACTGTTACAGTTCCAATATTGAAATCAAGTTGATCTGAGGGAGCTACAACAGCTACGCTACCTTCACCTGATACCGTAACTCCAGATAATGCATTACTTATTGAAAGCCCTGATACACTTACTACTGAATCAGCAATAGCTGTTTCCGTACCTAACGTAAATGTAGATTGAAGTGAATCTAGTGTAACGAGAGAACTAGCCTCTACGGATTCTGTTCCTAAAGAAAATGTTGATTGAAGTGAATCTAATGTGACTACAACATCACCAACAAAAGACTCAGTGCCTAATGCTGTTGTGGTCGATAACCCAGTAACAGATACTGTGATCGAGCTTTGTTGGCCCCATGCGCCTTCGCCCCAATTATTTTCACCCCAAGCATCTGCCATGGTAATGCTCCTCTAGATTAAGATAATCTTAATATAGCACTTGAAGCATCATTAGTTGGGAATGCGATTGTAAATGTACCGTTTGTTGATGTCTTAACACTTCCAAAATCAAGAACACAAATAGCTGCGTTAGTAGCACTTGATGATCTGTTGTAGATCAAAGCTGCTTGAGCAGAAATTGTTGCTGATGTAAAGCTTGCGTTTGCAAAGTCAACAAATGCTGTTGATGCTGTTACGCTAGTTGCTGTTAAACCGATAGTCGGACTTGTCAAAGTCGCCCCACCTGCTGCATATGTCCCTGAATTACCTACTTCATTTGTTGCTGAGTAGGCTGTTGTGTTTCCATTTAAAGTTACTGAATTTGTGTAGAGAGCAAGATTAATTGTATCGTTATCAAGATCGTGGTCTCCTTGAAGCAACTGTTGCTTAAATGAAGCACAAACTGCTTGGTTTATTGCCATGTTTTATGCCCTCCTTAGGCTTTTGGGTCTGCGGAAGGCAAAGCCACTCTAAGGACTCCATCCACATACTCGTCTCTTCGTTTACGTCCCATTTGCTCATTAGCAAAAGCCTGAAGAGCTGTCTGGAACTTCTGGGTGTATAATTGCATATCTTGTGCGTTTTTCAAGTATGAAAAAGTTTCAGATAATACTCCATACAACAAAACCTCTGGTGCATTGTTTGATATAAATGTCGTAGTTGATGTGGTGCCTGCACCGTTCCCTAATCTTTCTGCTGTCTCGTCATACCACATTTCAACTGTGTAAGCAGTGTTTGGAGTAGGAGCTACAATCAAAGTTGTTGCATCCCAGTTAGCCCAATATTTAGGTTGACCTGTAAAATTACTATCTGTAGTCGATCTTTCCACTGCATACTCGTCAATAAAAGTAGTATCTCTTTGTTCCATCCAAGTTATAGTTCCGTCTGTAGCATGTATTTGCAAACCTCTCGCAAATCGAAAACCACCCTCAGGACCTGATACATCTAAAAAAGCATTGTTAGCTTCAAAAGTTGTTGTTGCATATCTTCTTTGTGCGTCAGAGTCTAAAAGTCTATCTATTTGATTTTCTATGTTTATTAAAAAAACATTAATTACAGTATTGGATAAAACGTCAGCAGTAACCTCTGTATAATTTCTTACGTTATCTAAAAGTTCAGAATAATTCATGTTATCACCACGGATACATTACCAACAAAAGATAATATGGTCAATTTTTGATTAGGAACTTGTGGTAACATGCTTGATGTTCCTGTAGGAGGTCCACCATCATCAGGTGATACAGATTGCGTTGTTGTCATAAAAGCACTATCACCTGG